CCGAGCAGCCGCATCCACCACGGCCTTTGGTCTTCTTTTTTCGGCTTTTGCCGGAAGATCGCTTCATGGATCTGGTGATCGGTCACTTTTCCACTGCAATGGCGCGGCGCACTTCGGTGTAGGTCACCGGCCCAGGAATCCCGTCTTGGTCGGTATTGACCAAGGCTTGAATCCGCTTGATCCCCGGCGTTTGGGCCGCGTTGGTGGCATAGTTCACTGCTGCCAGAAGCGCGGCCACGATAAAACCCGCGACCGCGGCTTGGTCGATTTGGCCGGCCAGTCCGGCGTCGAACGCGGCCACTTTAGCGACAAGAGTCGCGACAAAGCCCGCGATGATCGGGGTGAGGAGGCTTCCGGACTTCGAGACCAGAAACCGCAGGATGGTTAGTTTGATTTTATCCATAGTGGTTATTTCTCCAACCGCATCCGCTGGACCGCCGACTCGATGGTGAAACGGATCAAAGATTCGGTCGCCTCGACACCCTGTTTGAGTGCGGCTCCCTTGAGCGCGGCCACCGCGTCTTCACGTTTCTCGGCCCCCGATTTGTCGGATGCTGCCAACGAACGCACGATATCCAAGGCGATCGGGAGCAAGATCCCCGTGCCTGTGATGGCCAGTTGCCGGAGCAGCGGACCGTAGAAGTTCCAGATCGAGTTGGTGATCCCGAGGACTTTGGCGATGAATGATTTCATATTTATGTGGTTATTACTATCGGTTCAAAATCGCGGCCCGCAACCCGTCCATCAAGAAAGCCGAGAGCGCCCCAATCGCGGCAGCGATCCCGTAGATCGTCGACTTGGTATTCTCCAGGTGTTTGAGCCGATCATCGTGCTTCTCGAACGATCTCCGGAAGGACTCCTGGTGCTCCAAGATCAGGTCGACCTTGGTCTCCAACCGCGCCAGTCTTTCACCATCGAAGCTCATCGACAGCGATTCTTCCTTCCGTCGGCGAGAACCGTCGGGGGCCAACATGTTGAGCGGGTCGGAGACATTCATTGTTAATATGCTTCCGGATCAGGACTCCTGCAACTGAGGCTCCTCGGTCGCGGTGAGTTGTTTTTCGATACTCATCGCCACCGGCAAGATGCCCGCGGCAGCGTTCAAGCCGCCTGCTTTGGTCGCAATGTCGAGACATTGCATGACGACCTTGGCTTCCGCCTCGGTGAGTGTGACTTGCTTATTCATTTGCGGGAGCCTCCTGTTGGCTGGCCAAGTAGGCTTGGGTCGAGCTTGTAGACCACTTGGGTCAGGTTGCTCCCGGCATAGGTAAGCTCGATGTCGTCCCAGGTCGGGGTATTCGAGTGCATGATGTCGTTGATCTTCTGCAACGACCGCTCGGTATAGTCCTCGCGCAGCGGGGTGTTTCCTTCTGGATAATAAGCGGGCATGTTATTACTTAATACTCCGGTTCACGGATCGGGGCAACACGGCCAGGTTGCTGGAGTGGTTGCTCATTCCGTTTTTATGGTGAACGTCTTTGCCGTCGCCTTTGCGGACGTGACCAGCCCGCTCCATCTTGCGACGGGCGGCGTTACGCTGGGCACGGCGCTTCTTCTGCTCGGGGGACGAGTGGTAAATGTATTCCTGGGCGTAGTCTCTTGGCATAGGTCACATCGGTTGTGCCGGACCAATCTTCGCAGCGGTCTGGGCGTCTTTGAGGGCGAGATCCTGCATCACTTTGGCTTGCTTGGTCTGCATATCGACTTGGTGTTTCTCGATCGACATCTGAAGTTTGGCGCGACGTTCGGCCAGTTCGGCTTGGGCTTTGGGTGAAAGCATCTGGGCCTCGGCAAGCTGCTGCTCCATCTGGGCAATCCGCGCCTGTTCGGCTTCAATCATCCGGGCTTGTTCGGCCTCTTGGGCTTTGGCTTGCTGCTCGGCGGCGGCTTGCAACTCGTCGGCGAGGCGCTGACCCGAGGCATTCAACTGCTGGAACCGTTGACGCATGAGCGCGATCTGATCCTGACGGGCGACATCGGGAGCAAGCAACTGCAAGTGCTAGCCCAAGTGCGGAAGCATGGTTTGGTAAGCCACAAATGCGGCTTGTGGATTGGCCTGACCTTGGGAGACGGCTTGGTCGAGCCCGTCCATCGCGGTGAGGTGACGGCTGGCGTGAATGAAGTGATTCTCGCCGGAAGAGACGGGCAGCGCGGTGCCGGCCGACATCGTGGCGTTCTCCAAGAGCGCGATCTTGTCGTCGATCGGGGTGCGAAGCGTGGTCGCGGGCGAGGGCAAGTAGCGGTCGACCACTTCCTGCCCGAATCGGGCGGCAATGCGGTCGCGCAAGAGATTGACCCGACCCATCTCATCCAAGGAACCGAAGATGGTCATCGTCTCGTCGATCGCGGCCGAACGCATCCCAGGGCTCCCGTAGCCGATGGCCCGGACGGGCTCGACGGAATGGAAACGATGAATCGCTTCCTCGGGCACCCCGCGGGCCAAGCACCTCTTCTTGAAGTCGACAGCCTCACGGCCACCAGGTTCGTTGGCGGCATAATCACGGGCCGCGAGTCGGCGGTAGGCTTCACGGAGAAGTCTCTTCCAAGGATGGTAGAAAAGATTGATCGCCGCGGCACCGAGCACAGCTTCTTGCTGGAGTTGCGCTCTGACCTCATACGCGGTGCGGGATTGACCGTCCGGAGTGATTGAGCGGCTTTGGTAGCCGATCGTCCGGTTCTGCATGTTCATGGTCAGGTCGTTCAAGACCGGCATGACGTTGCGGCTGTAGTCGGGGATCGCCTTCTCGACGATCTTCAAGCCCGGCGGGAAAAGAGCGTAGGGGCCGTAGTAGGAAAGGGTGAGATCTTCGAGGGCACGGGAACCGTTGTCTCCAGGCTGGACAATTAACGCCGAGCTTAACAAAGCGCCATCGACCATCCCGCAGCGGAGACGATTCAAAAGCTGAATGTGCGGGTAGATTTTGTATCCGAGCCCGCGGATGCCGTGGTAGGTGCCGTTGCCGACGCCATAGCAAAACGTCACGAAACAATTCGTCGGGGCGGCGAAACGGTTCGGGCGCTTGAAGAGGAAGTCCTCCTCTTTGGCGTTCTCGTCCGAGCCGATCGGGTCTTTCAAGAACATGAGGTGGGAGACCTTGCCGTCGAACTCGCGCACCCACATGTGGACGACGTGGACTTTCTTGCCTCGGGAGTTGCCGTAGAGGAGATCGTTGTTCTTGAGTTCCACTTCGAGCTTCTCCCACTCGCCGGCCTCTTCAAACGAATTGTCGCGGCAAGCGCGGATTAACGCCTGCTTCACCATTTTGACGTTCCACCCGAGGTCTTTGGCCACAGCGGGGTCTTCGATGAATTTGTAAAGCTGGTGAGCCTGATACTCGCGGTCGACGGTGGCACACTCGATCTCCCACTCGGAGGCACGGGTGCCGCGGGGCAAACGGAACTCGGAGAGTCCGGCCACGCGCCAACGCCAATCAACTTCATCCTCGAAGTAACAGATGCCGACGCCGTGCGAGACGAACTGATCGGCAAGCATCTGGTGGTTGAACTCGAATTCCTGCCACTCTTTGAGGGTGCGGGTAAACTCTTCGGCCAGGATGCGCTCCCACTCCGCCTTTTGCTCCGGCGATCCGTAGTCCAAGGTGATGCGGGCCAGCACATCGACGCTCGACGTGAGGTCATAGTATCCGGCCAAGGCTTGCTCTTTGAGCGCGGCGGCTTCACCGAAGTCCAGGTTGGTCCGCTCGCCCTGCCCCATCTCGATCAAGTCCTGCTGGTTGAACGGAGGAGCGCCATTGAACATGGCATCGACCAGAGCGCGATTCTTGCTCGATCCTTGGTCGCTGTCCTTGATCGCTTTGTAGATCGAGCGGGCGCTGTTGACGTTATCGACGCGCATCTTGGGGGCGCGGCCGTTCTCCTCCAGGCCGAGGAGTTCAAGAGGGGCGAGTTCGGAATTTGTCATTTCTGTAGAGCTTCTATAAGTGAGCCGTCTTTACAACCGTGGACGACAGCGGCATCGGTGGGCACGGGTCCGTAGACCGATTTGTCATCGATCGGGTCGCAGTAGATGCGGCCGTCGCCGTCGATCTCGTAGTTCTTCGTGCGCCAGTTGTTGTGAATAAGTTTCGAGACCGCCGTCTGGGGGCGCATCTCATGCCGGAGATACACGTCGAAGGGCTCGACGTTCGGGCCGTCGTCGGTGCGGACATAGCTCCACAAGAGCGAGCGGGTCGGAAAATCAGCCGGATAAACACAGGTGCCAATGACATGCTCGCCATCGACTTTGACGAATTCGCCGGTCTTGCGGTCGAGCATCCGGGTCACTTGGACCGCGCCGAGAAAGGGCTTCTGGGCTTGGTTGTATTCGGTCTCGACGGCATCGAGCCAGTCCTCGCGGATCGGCGTATTGTCGGCCTCAAACCAATACCAGGGCTCTTTGTTCGCGGTGGATTGAAGGTGGCGCACCGTCCGCGCCCAAAGATGATTGGCCGATTGAGGCCAGCCGATCTCGCACTCGGAATCAGGGACGAAAAGATTGGTCTCGGCGAATAGTGGGGCCAGTTGTTCCTCAAGGGCGGAAGCCTCTTTAAGAGTATTGTAGGCCCCGACGACCAAGAGCTTGTGGCGACTCAGATTCCCCAAAAGGGCCAAATGGCCCGCCAGCTTGGTGGCGAGCTTGAGGTCGACTTGGGAAACGGGCAGGACGAGGAGCATGGTTATGCGGTTATTACTTTAACACAGTGTCGAGCAAATCCCAATTATCTGGCTGGCGGTGGAGCCGCGGGGTGTAGTTAATTTTCTTCCTCTTCTTAATCTCGTCAAATCGCCAGAAGACAAACTTCTGCCGATCGGGTAACCAAGCGGCGAGGATTTGAAAGTCTCCGCGGGTGTAAGCCTTTTTACTCTTCTTACCGCGGCTCGTGCTGACCCCGTAGGCGTCACGCTTCGGGTAATAGGTCGCCGTTTTGATCTGGATGCACGCTGGACGCTTCGGTGGGCGGAGGATCACGAGGTCGGCGGCATGGGCATGGCCGAGCGGCACATAGACTTTGAAGCCGCGTCCGTCAGCTTCAAAAATAAACCTGACCTCTGCCGAGGTGCCTTTTTCGCAGTTCGTCATGCAGCAACGGCGTGGACCAACGGGGCCACTTTGCCGAAGATTTCAAAGGTCGAGTTGCGCCGGACAAGATGCGGAATGCGGAGCGCGTTCTGCCGATCGACCTCTTGCGCGGCTTCATCCTCGGAGAGGTAACGGTCGAGCTTGTAGAGGTGACGGGTCGCGAGTCGGTGGCTTTTGAACGTCGCCCGCTCCCCATTCCGGCGCGAGATCACTTGCCATCCGCCCGGTGGGAGCGCGTTACGATCGACATCCGGTGGAGGATGGAACGGCGGAATGTCGAAGTGGGATATCCCACCATCAAAACAATACGTGCCTTCTTTGCGCGGGTAGAGACAGTCCGGCGTCCAGAGGCACGTCTCTTGGATAAAAGGCACACCAAGACCGATTGCCAGTGCCATCGGGCTCGATTGGTTGCCGATGAAAAGATCGGCCCCCGCGATCAGCTTGGCCAGTTCGAGGTAGTCGTGGGTGATCGCGTATTCTGCATGGACTTTCGTCACCCGACGCAGTTCCTCGACCTCTTGCGGCAACCCGACAAAAAGCATCTTCGTGCCGAGAGCTTGCCCGATTAAGTCCCAACGGAAGTAAGGATTGTGGTAGCGCGGGCTGCGGTGACAAACGATGCGACCGCGAGCCCGCGCCGAGGGGGAAACCTTCAACCACGGTTCCGGCGAAGCGTTGGCATTAACCCAATCGCTTTGCAGTTCCATGAGGCTAACCCCATAGATCAACCCGCCATTGCGGAACGTGGAGAAGTTAACGAAATACTCGTTGGCCGGTGCGTCCCCGTGGATCACCTTGCCGACGTAGTCCTGGGCTTCAAGGAGCGGACGCAACACCGCCGCCCGCTGCTCGGTCATCTTCGCCGTCCAAGGGCGGGAGTTGAGATAAAGATCCCCGCGCCCGAGTTCCCTCATCGAGGGCAGCGCGTAGAGGACATCCCCCAAGTCTCCGGAGTGGAAATAATTCACGACCAATCGTCGTTAGCTTCTTCGCGTGTTTCGGTCTCGTCCTCTTGGAACATGGTGTCCTCCTTCGAGAGCACCTCAGTCACCGCATCGACGGCCTGAAGCCAATCCGGAGCGGTCAGCGAAATCATCCGCAGCGGTGGGGCGTTTTTTCTTAGCTCCTCGACTGTAACGCGATACGACATTGTGCGGTTATTATACCACCGCCTAAGATTTATTCAGCGATCACTTCGTCGAAGGCGTATGGCGCTTTAGGAAAGAAGGTGTTTCCGCTCACCGCCATTTGCTGGACTGTCTCCATCCAATCGTAGAGGGCGACGAGTTTCGGGAAGTTGGCGACCACGTTTTCCTCTTTGGCTTTGAG